GAGGAGGAGAAGCAGGCAAAGGAGGCCAACGAAATGACCGACGAAGCGCGCGCCGAGATCAGGGCCAAGGCTGAGAAGGCGGCGCGCAAACTGCGCGGCGAGGCCGAGCCCGAGGAGCCGGCCAAGGAGGCAGCGAAGCCGGAGCCACCCAAGCCAACCGCCGAGCCGCAACCGGCACCACCATCCGCTACGCGCGATCTCAGTGCCGACAAGCCACCCAGGTATCCGACCAGGGACATGACCAGGAAATGAGCCTGCTTAGCGGCTTGCGCAGCCTGCTTGGCCTCGGCCTGAAAACGGCGCCCGAGGGGGCTTATCACGACGGGCCCTATCGCATCCTGACGACGAGCTCGCCGGGATGGCTGCCACACGAATGGGGCGCCTGGAACCACTGGCAGATGAACCGGGACCCGCATTCCGGCGCGGGCATCAACGCCATGGTCGAAGCTTGCGTCTCGGCCTATGCGCAGACGGTCGCGATGTGTCCCTTGGTGCATTGGGAGCGGTTGGACAACGGCGGGCGCGAGCAAGTGACAACCTCGGCGCTCTCGCGCATTGCGATTGCGCCGAACGATTATGAGACGCGCAGCGATCTTCTGCTGAACCTGGTGCGCTCGCTCTACCTCGACGGCAATGCCTATGCGCTGGCGTTGCGCAACAATCGCTTCGAGATATCGAGTCTGCACGGCATGGACCCGCGGCTATGTCGTGCCGAGGTCATCGATGGCGAAATCTTCTATGAACTCGGCGGCAATCCGGTCATCGATGGGCGCGTCTTATCGCTTGGCCTTGACCGGGCTGCCTTGCGCTTCGTTCCCGCGCGCGACGTCCTGCACATCAAACTGAATTCGGTGGTTGACGTCCTTCATGGTGAAACCCCGCTTTGCGCAGCCGCACTGGCGATGGCTGCCACCAATGCGGCGCTGAAACAGTCAATCAGTTTTTCTGCCAATCAATCGCGGCCGAGCGGCATCCTGTCGACCGATCAAGTGATCACCAAGACGAAGGCCGATGAATTGCGAGCACTTTGGAACGAAATGTCGAAAGGCCTCAATGTGGGCGGCGTTCCGATTCTTTCCGCCGGACTGAAATTCCAGCCGATGGCAATTTCAAACAGAGACACGCAAGCGGCCGAGTTGATCAAAGCCAATGACGCCATGATTGCGCAAGTCTTTCGCGTGCCCATGGCCATCGTCGGGTCGGAAGCGCAGCCGATGGGCTCGACCGAGGCGTTGATGAATTTCTGGATCGCAGGAGGCTTGGGCTTTGCGCTCGACCGCGTCGAGCTCGCGTTCGACAAGCTGTTCGGTTTGCCGGCAAGCGAATATTCCGAACTAGATTCGTCGGTGCTGTTGCGCAGCAATCTCAAAGACAAGATCGATGCCTTCGCGCGCGGAACGCTCGGTGGCATCTATTCGCCCAACGAGGCTCGCGCTGAATTCGAGTTCCCGGCAGTCGAGTTTGGCGACGAGCCTCGAGTCCAAAGCCAAGTAGTCCCACTTTCAGCAGCATCCGGCATCCCTTCGGCACCCGCGTCGCCTGCATCACCAGCCACGCCAGTGGGCGACGAGAAACCAACGGCGGAACCAAAGATTTTCACGATGCCGGTTAGGAGATCGGAAGGCGATCTGATCAGATCCCGCGCGGACGCCTTCATCTGACTAAAATGCGCGGACGCAACGGCGAACGCAACACTGCTGGGGGTTTCGGTTGGCGTTACGATGAGCAATAACGGCAGCAATCTATTGGAAGCGCCGGCCGCACCACAGGCTGATGCTCTGCTTGAGGGATGGCGAGACGCGCTCGGTCATGCACTCGCGCAAGAGCGCAAACAATGGCAGCGCGAGCGCATGCTTATCGAGGCGCAGGCGCAGGCGACAATTGCTGAACTGCGTGCCGGTATCGCCGAATTGCGCGGCGAGGCCCAGCGCCAGGTCGCCGTGGTGCGCGACGGTCGAGATGGCGAGCGCGGCCAGCCAGGAGAGCGCGGCGAACCGGGACCAGTCGGCGAACGGGGCGACATGGGCATCCCGGGTGCGCCCGGCCGCGATGGCGAGCGCGGCCAGCCAGGAGAGCGCGGCGAACCGGGGCCAGTCGGCGAACGGGGCGACATGGGCATCCCGGGTGCGCCCGGCCGCGATGGCGAGCGCGGCCAGCCAGGAGAGCGCGGCGAACCGGGACCGGCTGCCGAGCCCGAGCAGCTCCCGCCCGAGCTTGCCGAGCAGGTAAAGGATGCCATTCGTTTGCTGTACGCCCGGACGCCTTTCCCGGCTCTGCCAGCAGCGCAACCGGTGACCAGTGCTGCACACCATCCCAGCCGGATCGAGCGCGATGACAGCGGCGGATACACGCTAGTCTATGATGACGACGATGAGCCGCAGACGTGATCAATCTTTCCGAAGCCGCCGGCAATGCAACGCTCGATACGTTGTCTGCGCTGATGGACGGCGGCAGCATTGAATTGCTGTCGGACACAGATCGTCTGCTTGTGGTGATGAGGCTTTCCGACCCCGCTGCGGGACCGGCCGCCGACCGCATGCTCATCCTCGACAGCATCGCCGAGGGCACCGCGCTCGGGCAAGGCAATGCTTCGTCCGCGCGCATCGTCGCCGTGGACGGCAGTGAAGTGCTCTCTTGCGACGTCGGCGACGAGAATTCCGACGCGGTGATCAAGCTCACTGGAACAACGATGATTTACCGCGGGCAACCGGTGCGGCTGCATTCGTTTCGTCTGGTGATGCCGAATGGCGGTTAACTACAGCTCGGGTCTGAAGTCGACTCGGATGGCCGCGGTCATCGCCGCCGTCGATGCCGGCGCCGGTCCCGGTACGCTGGAGATCTGCACCGCGTCCTATGCCTCGGTACTCGCCACGATCACGCTGGCCGATCCGAGCTTTACGGAAAGCGGTGGTGTTATAACCATGGCCGGCGTGCCACGCAGCGATACCTCGGCCGACAACACCGGCACCGCCGCGATCGCCCGCATCAAGGATAGCAACGGTACCGTCGTCGTCAGCGGGCTGACTGTCGGCACGACGGGCGCGGACATCAATTTGAATTCGGTCGCGATCACGGCCGGCCAGACCGTGACGATCACGGCGGGCAACATAACCCATGCAGCCTGAATCCTCATGAGCCAGCAAACCATTAACATCGGCAGCGCGGCCAACGACGGGACCGGCGATCCGCTTAGGACGTCGTTCGTCAAGACCAACGGCAATTTCACCGAGCTGTACGCCGGTGTCGATGCCAAGGTCGCCAAGGCCGGCGACACCATGACCGGGTCGTTGAGCGCGATTGCATCGAGTACTATTTTTATCGAAGCGCGGAGTACGGACACTGCTGGCGGCACTGGGTTCTTTAAGACCTCAACGCTTCGGACCGGGGCCGCACATGAGTATTGGTTTGGCGTAAATCTTACTGGTCCGACTGGCAGCTTTGATATCTATGATGTGACGAGAGGAATTCTCTCAACTTCATTTCTTTCGACTGGGGCTGTCACTATCTACAGCGGCATCCCCTCCTACAGCCAGACCGACGGCGCGCTGACGGTCGTGGGTGGGGTCGGAATTGGCGGCAACATCTGTGCTGCCCAGGGATATAAGCCGGGCGGTGGTCCATGGGTCGATAGTTCTGATGCCCGCATAAAGACTGTGCTTGGCGACTATCGGCATGGTTTGGCGGAAGTACTGCAGCTCGTGCCGAAACGGTACGTCTATAAGGGCAATGACACTCACGATGCAACGTCGGCGACGAAATTTCCATACGAGAACTCGCCGCATTTCGGTGTCGCGATCGACGGTATCGAATATGTTGGCCTAATCGCGCAAGAGGCCGAGACCGTCATGCCGGAACTGGTGTTCTTCACCTCCGGTTACATCGACGGCAAGACTAGGATCAACGACCTTCGAAGGCTCGATACCAACGCTTTGATCTTTGCTCTCGTGAACTCATGTAAAGAATTGAATGCGCGGCTTGCGGTCCTCGAAGGGGGTTGAATATGACCTATGAAGAGACGTCTGCGCTGATGAAAGATGTAGCATTCCGCGGGCGGGTGTCGGTGGCTTGCACCAAATTCGCGACCTACATCGCTGACGAGCAGCCGAACGTGCCGGCGCATCCGACGCGCTACAAGTGGGCCATGGCGACATTGAACAACCCGGACGTCGCCATGATGCAGATCATCCCGACCGTGGTCTGGGACGCCGGCGTTCAGGCCGATGGTGCCGCCGTCACCGACATGGCGTTGCAGGCCGCGGTCGAGATCGCGGTGCAGAAGCTGATCTGACACGATGGCGAACATCGGCACGCTCAATGCTTTCGAGGCGTCCGTTGCGGCCCCGCGCGCCGATGCCACCACACCGACAGTCGACCGCACCTCCGTCACCGCCGACGCGCTCAACGCCGGCGACGCCGCAGTCTTCGTGGGCAGCGTCGCGGCGACGGTATGGACCGGCGTCCTGGCCGCGACCGAGGTTGCTGACAGCTCGATGTTTGTCGGAGGCATCGTTGCCACCGGCACCCTGGCCGCGAGTGAAGCGGGCGATATGGCCGCCGTCGCCGGCAAGGCCGAGTGGCTCGGCACGCTGGTGGCCACCGAGGCGGCCGACAGTGCCGTATTTGCCGGCGGTATCGTCGCGGTCGGCACCCTGGCGGCGGCCGAGCTTCCCGACATCGCGGCGCTGTCCGGTCTCGTTGCCGATGCCGACGTCGCGCTTGGTACCCTGGCCGCGACCGAGGCCGCCGATGTCGCCGGGCTCGTCGGCGAGGTTGCAGGCGAAGCCCCGGCGCAAGGCGGCGGCGCCTGGTTGCCGCCACGGCCATTCCCGGTCGAGGGCGTCGGCTACGGCATCCTGCCGGAACTCGAAGGCGAGGCGCATGGCGTCGTTATCGCTGCCAGCACCGGCGCTGCGATGCTGCGCAGTCTCGCAGGCAAGGCCGCTGGTGCGATTGGCGCCGGCGGGCAGCAGGGTGAAGGGCGGATCTGGGTCAAAGCCGCAGCCAGCGGCGCCCCTGGGGCGAAAGGCGCGGC